GAACGCGACGCCAGCGACGGGCTTAAACTACATCATTCAAGGAAGGTGCCAATGAGACGCGCACTTTGGTTTTTCCTGGGCATTCTAGCAGGGCTGCTCATCCCCACACCCGCGCAATACAACCCAAACTCTGGCCGGATGCCGCAGACCGTCGTTGTGCCGTTCTCGGCCACGCCGACGTTTAACGCCGCGAGCGGCTCAACGTTCCTCATCACGCTCACCGGCAACGTCACATCCAGCACTTTCTCCAACGCGATAAATGGAATGGTCTATACGTTCCACGTGTGCCAAGACAGCAGCGGCCTGCACTCTTTCGCGTGGCCCGCAAACGTGAAGGCGACGGGACTAATTGTCATTCCGGCGACGGCGGTGGCTAGTACCTGCTCAACGCAGCAAGTTGTGTGGAATGCGGCGCTGTCGAATGCTTATCCGGCGGCACTTGGCTTATTGAATCAATGAAAAATTCTGGACATTCAATATCGTGAACTAGGAGGAAAATGAGCACAACGCCTACGATAGTGGAAGAGCCAAAGCCGCCAGTAGTAGCGCCAGAACCTGTAGCGGCTCCCGCGCCCGTAGTGGAACCTCCTGCCACTACAGAACCAGCCAAAGAACCGGAGCCTGGCTCAGATGCCGACCGCCAAGCAGTAGACGCTTACCTGACAGTGCGCGACGAGAAGAAGAAGCATGAGCGTGGTGGTAAGCAAGCCAAAATCGAGCAACTTACCAAAGAAAAGGCAGAACTGGAAGCCAGGGCTAAGGATGCAGAAGCTAAGGCCTTAGCCGCACAACAAAAGGCCGATGACTTGGCCAAAAAAGTACCAGCAGAAGCACCTAAGCCTACTAGTACGGAGCCTAAGCCAAGGCCCAAGATGGCGGATTTCCAAGACGTGGAAGAGTACCACGCAGCTATGGCACTTTGGGCGGCTGAACAGCGTCCGGTACCAGCCCAAGCAGTACCAGCGCCAACTACAGCAGCACCAGCTCCAGATACCAAGCGCCAAGAGGAATTTGACCGCTTCCTTGAGCGCGGCAAGGCCTTTGTTGTGAGTCATCCAGACTTCAACGATACCCTACAAGCGGCTCATGTACGCGGCCTTACCATGTCAGAACAGGCTGGGCAAGCAATCACCAAACTTGCGGCTCCTGAAGTAGTCTACTGGCTGGCCAAGCCTGAGAATGACCTCGCAGCGCGCAATCTGATGCGTATGGACGACTTCCAGCAAGTCATTGAGATTGGCAAGATAGCGGAGCGGCTGGCGGTCAAGCCCAGCGATTTCGTGTCTAACGCGCCCCAGCCAGGAACTAGGCTTACAGGCAGCAACGCACGGCCACAACTGGCGCTAAACGAGATTACCGACACTGACGAATACATCCGAGAGCGTAAAGCTCAACGGCGCAATGGACGTAGCGCGAGATAATACTTGACATTGCCATTTTTTGTCTCTACTGTGCTTCACAGGTTAGCCTAACCTCTGCGGTATTTGCGGGAAAATAGGCGGCATCACCCCTCGACGCGCCTCGCGCTGTCAAAATTCTCCGATTCGGGGACGGAATCGAACCTGATTCTATCTCTCGGAAAGGAGAACTCCAATCAATCAACTTTTAACCATCGGAATGGTAACAATGGAGTCGCTCCCTGTCTTGGAGAACGAGCTAACGTTCACCAAGGAAGTTGTAAGGGAGTACGACAAAGATTTCGCCAAGCAGGGCGCGCAAATCGGCACCATCCTGAACATTCGCAAGCCGCCCAAATATACAGGCCGTTCAGGGCAAGGTTTGAGCACGGAAGATGCAATTGAAACGGTAGTCCAGTTGGTGCTTACCACGCAGTTCGGCGTAGACACCACATTCACCTCCGAAGATTTCACTCTCAACATCGAGAACTTTGCCGACAGGTTCCTCAAGCCGGCGATGGCGCGCATTGCCAACAAAATTGACGCAGATGGTTTGCTTCAGTACTTGAACGTGGCCAACGCAGTAGGAACTCCAGGCACTCCGCCCAATGCTCTGCTTACCTACCTGCAAGCCATGCAGAAGTTGAATGACAACGCCGCTGCCAAGACGCCGCGCGCGATTATCATCAACCAAGCGATGGAACCTCCCATCGTTGATGCTCTAAAGGGCTTGTTCCAGTCCAGCGAACGTATCCGCGAGCAATACGAGGAAGGATACATGGGCTACGCGATTGGCGCAGCCTGGGCGATGGACCAGAACGTAGCTATCAACACCGTGGGAGCTTTGAACGGCGCGACAACCATCACCATCAACGCTGGCGGCCAGTCAGGTTCCTCTCTGGTGCTCTCCAACGCCGGGTCTGTTACTGCGCTATTCAAAAAGGGCAACGTCTTTACCATCGGCTCAGGGACGACAGGCACATATTCGGTCAACCCGCAGGAAAAGACTTCTACAGGCTCGCTGCAATGCTTCACGCTGACAGCGGATGTAACCAGCTCTGGCGGCGCGGCTACCGCGAACATCTTTCCCGCCATCGTGCTCTCTGGCCCGTTCCAGAACGTAGTGGCGGCTCCATCTGCTGGAGCTTCCATCAACGTTTTTGGCGCGGCTGGCGTCAACTCACCGCAAGGTCTGTGCTTCCACAAAGGCAGCTTCACCTTGGGCATGGCCGACATGGTTCTGCCGACTGGCGGAGTCATCATGGCCGAGCGCAAGTCCAGCGACCAGCTTGGTTTATCAATGAGGTACATTAAAGCTTACGATATTAATTCGGACAGGCTCCCAGGCAGGTTTGACGTTCTTTACGGATGGGCCACTCTTTATGGGGAAACGGCCTGTAGGGTCATGGCGTGATAAAATGGAGCTATGTGGCTCTACAAAATGACCAACACAATGAACAGCAAATCATACATCGGAACGAGCGTTAATCCGGTGAGCCAACGAATCAGCCGACATCTCTACGCCGCCAAAACTGGTCGTGATAATTGCATGGCCATTACGCGTGCCATCCGCAAATATGGCTTGAAAGCATTCTCCGTAATAGTTATCGGAGAAACTTCCAACCATGCAGACTTAATGCGCATGGAAATAGCGGCAATCAAAGAACACAACACACTAAGGCCGAATGGCTACAACATCAGCACTGGCGGAGTTGGCGCTTGCCGCCCATGTTCTCCGCAAACCGCAGCGTTAATTTCCGAAAGGCTAAGAGCCAAGAAAATGGTTCCTTGGAATTTCGGAAAGAGAAATGCTGACACGATTGCCCGTTATTCCAGAACACGGCATGTTGGTGGACCTCGGCCCGGAGAACCTTCCAAGAAACTAGGAAAGCATTATGGACCGTTATCCGCTTCGCACCGTAAAACAATCAGTGAAACCATGAAAAGAGTAAGAGCGGAACGATTCTGGTCTACAAAGAAGGAGAACATTTAATGGCATTAGCCTACACAACTGTTACCGCTGCAATGCTTGCGACTGACACTTCCTTATCCGTGACGGTAGGGACAGGTTTCTCAGCCTCGATTTTCCAGGCTGCCACCAATCCTGCTGTCGGCATCCAGACCTACGGGCTTATCGACCAGGAGATGGTGCAAATCATCAGCGGCACTTTTGGCTCTGGCGTCTCTCCAATGAACGTCAAGCGCGGGATGCTAGGCACTCGTGCCATGCCCCATGCTGCGCTGACACCAATCATCTTTGGGACTAACTTAGATTTCCTGAACTTCGTTCCGGCAATCAAGGCATTCACGATTGTTCAGCCGGATATTGGTTTCCAGGCTGCTGGGCCAGTCGTTGCTTCTGCTGCCAGCATCATTGCGCCTAGTTCGCTGTTCCATGTTTCGGGCGTAACCAACATCACCAACATGCAGCCACCTACCTCGGCGCTCTTGAGTCAGTCGGGGCCAAACTCCGAAGAGAACTACGTTAATGGCACGCGCGTCACTATCATCTTCGACTCGACGGCGCTTGTTACCACAGGCGGCGGCGGAACAGGACCAGCCTTTGCAGCAGCGACACTCGCGGCCACGGCGGGAACTTTCTGTGATTTCATTCTGGATACTTCGAGCGGCGCGGCTCTATGGTATCCATCGCGTCACGCCAGCTAAGGAGATTTAGATGGCAACTTTTATAAGCTCATTGCTGCCTGGAGCGGCAACACCGCTAATTACCACGCTTAACAAAGAAGGTGCATTCACAAAAGATGCTGTGACTGGCTTGCAGTCCGGCTTTCAGATGGATTACCGGGCCGATGTCACACTGACTTCCGCGCAAATCCTGGCTTTGCAAACCGGAGCGATTCAGCTGCTTCCGGCTCCTGGCGCTGGCTTGATGATTTGCCCGGAAACCATCATTATCCGGCTGCTTGGCGGAACGCAGTACACCGACGTAGGCGGAGCGGTTTCTTTCAACGTGGGAACCATGACAGCGGCTCTAGCGGCCAATACGGTATTCACTGGCCCAACTGCTGGCCAACGTTCCCAGCAAATCTTTGCCTTCAGCGGTACATCCACGGCGGCCAATCCGCCAACCAACGAGAATGCGGCCATGACCATCAGCAAAGCTACCAATAACTTCGCTGCTGGCACTGGAACTGTACACATCACCATTTTCTATACCATCGAATCCACTACGTAAGGAGGGGCCACTTGAAATTCACAGTTACCAAAGTGGTTCAGGATTCAGGCGGTGGCCGCGTGGTCCATTTCACGGCAGAGAATGGAGAAACAGCAACTTTTTCCACCACGCATTCACTGGTTGATTCATTCCACTTGGAAGAGGGCAAAGAAGTGGATTTCTCTGTAGACATGCCAAAGCCCCCGCGAGTCAGTAAGGCCAAGAAGAAAGTTAAGAAAGCCAAGGCCAAGAAAGGAAAGAAATAATGCCCGTAGTACGAATGCAGCCACGCAACAACGAAATGGTGCTGATTCGTGAAACGCGCGACTCAGCCGGTCGCACCGATGCGCAAATTCGCGCAATGGAGCAAAACGACCCGAAACCGCCTTACATCACCGGCACAGACAAGCTCTATGCCGACCAAATCAGGGATGAGTGGGCTGTCTATCCGAAGGTGATGTACAAGCTGGCGGTCAAGCACAAGCTGAAGGACGGAAAAGTGGACCCCGAAGCCGAGCCAATTTACAAGGGCGACCGCGTAAACCCCAACTATCCGATGCCGTATGCTCTGGCAATCGAGAACGGCTATCAGGGACAAGTAACCGGCCACGGCAGCGACAAGGGTGTGAACATCGTCTATCCCTATACGACTTGCTTTGTGCCGATTGGCTGGGACCCGCAATTCCCTACGCCGATTGACCAGGCAGACTGTAAAAAGGACGAAGCGCACCTAGCAAAGAATGGCTGGGTAGACCATCCAAGCAAGCTGAACCTGCCAGAGCGTGTTGTGGAGGTAGATTGATGCCACAAGTAAAACAAGGCGGAATCACCGTAGACGCAGCGCATGAACTATCCGTGCCTGCAAACCACCACACCGCCGCGTTGGAGCGAAATGCGCGAGTGGATGAGACGGTGCAAGCGGCCCAGCACTCACGGCGCAACAAGCTGGCAGCTATCAAGGCGGAACAGCCAAGCGGGAACTCATTGCCGGCACTGCATGGCCTAAAGCCAGCGAATCACGTACACGAAGTTTTCAAAAAGAGGTAAGAACAGGGGCTTAACTTGAAGGCACTGGATGTCATCTCTAGCGCCGCGAGGCTGGTGGGGATTGTGGCATCCGGCGAAACCTT